GCGCGGCCGGATCAGGAGCACGTGTGGTGGCAGTAAGCAGCGGCGTACGGTTGAACCTGGGCGCAGGAGAGTATCGGCTGGCGGACTACCTCAACGTCGACGCGGTGCCCGGCCACGCGGTGGACCTGGTGCTCACCGTGCCGCCGCTGCCGTGGCCCGACGCCTCGGTCGACGCCATCTACTGCGGGCACTTTCTCGAGCACCTCGACCAGGACCGCGGCCGCGAGCTGCTCGCCGAGTGTTTTCGAGTGCTCGCGCCTGGCGGCACGCTCGGCGTCGTGGTGCCAGACTTTCGCGAAGTAGCGCGGCGCTATGTCAACGCCGAGCACGCGCCGTTCGAGTGGTTCGACGGCTGGCATGACCTGGCCGATCTCGACGCGCTCTGCCACTTCGTGCTCTTTTCGACCTGCCAATCGTCACACCACCTCTGGGCGTACGACTTCGACACGCTGCGGCGCGCGCTGCGGCAGGCCGGCTTCGAGGTGTTGTCGGAAATCGACCGCTACCACGACCCCCGACTCTCGACGCCGCAGTGGTATCAGACCGGGGCGGAAGCGAGGAAGCCTTGAGCGACACCCAGCAACAGTCCGCGCAGTACACGTGGAGCAGTGGCGTGGCGCCGGTGTCGGCCGGCGCTTTCCAGTCCGACTCGCGCAACTGGAGCGGCGCGACCGAACTCTACTTTTCCAATGCGGACAGCCAGAGCCAGGATCTGACCAATACCTTCGCCGCGCTCGCGCTGGACGACACGATTCGAGTGGAACAGGGCGGCAACCCTGGCAACTGGCGCGTGTGGCGGGTGACTGGTGCGGCGACTCAGGAGGCGGACCTGTCGTGGAGTGTGCCAGTCGAAACTCTGGGCAACGGCGGCACCAACGTCAGCAACAACCAGCCTTGCTATGTGGTGTTCACCCTGGCGCTTACACCTCAGCAATGGCTGGCCGACTGGACGATGGAGCCAACTGATCCCACGCACTGGTTCAGCGTCGTCACATGTGTCCATGGCACCACCCGCAATGGTGTCTGGCTGAATCGGCCAATCCAGGACGATCGCAACTTCCTGGCCCTCGCCGGCCCGACATACGCCAATCACCAGAGCCTGCACGTCGACTGCGACTGCGTCTTGAATATCGCCTGGTCGCCGAGCTACGCGCCGCCAGTACCGGCCGCCACGGTCAGCGAGAAAGCTCCGCGATCCAGGCAACCAGAGCCAGAACCCGCGGCGATGGGCGGCGCGACCTTCGACCTGTGGTCCATGTACCCGGCGCTGTACGGCGGGCTGGTGCAGTGTCAGCACGGCTGGTTTCAGTCGGGCATCCACCAGGGAGCTCCTAGCTGGCCCAACCTGCAGGTAGCGCAAATCGCCGCGTACGAGAACCACCAGCGCATCTTCGGCTGCGGCCACACGGTCGGGCTGCCGCCGGCGGCTAACACCGCCACGGTGACGTTTCCACAGCAGACGAACATCGCGGCGGACGCGTCGGTGGCCCTGCTACAGGTCAGCGTGTCGCCCGGTGCACCCTTTGACATCGACGGCTTCGGACGGCTCAACCTCACCCAGGCGGTACTGCTGACCGTCTCGGCCACGTTCTACCTGGCCAACAGCGGCGTGGGCAGCGTGTTCGCGGCGCTGCGCTTGCCAGACGCCGCGACACCGGACCTCACCGCGCCGTCGGTCCAAACGGTGGGACTGTCCGATGACAACGGGCACGCGACGGCGGCGCTGAGTTGGAGCGGCCAGGTACCCGCCAATACGTCCTTCGAGGTCGACTTGTGGAACGGTAGCGGTCTGGTGCAGGACATTCAGGGCGGCAGCCTGACGGTGACCATCACGTGAAACTGCTGCTCGTCGGTGCCGGCACTCCGACCTCCACGCGCGACGTGGAGAACGGCTACGCCGCGGCTTTTCGCGAGCTCGGCGTCGACGTCAAGCTGTACGCGCTCGAGGCGCGCCTGACGGTCGCCCATCACTGGCTACACACCCAGTGGCGCGCCCGCGGCAAGCGGCCCGAGGATCGTCCGAGCTGGGCGGACGTGCTGTACCGCGCCAGCGTCGAGGCGCTCGAGATGGCGCTGCGGTTTGAGGTCGACTGGGTCTTCGTCGTCTCGGCGATGTACCTGCACCCCGACACGCTCGAGCTCATGTACCGCGCCGGGCTGCGGGTGGCGGTGCTGTTCACCGAATCGCCATACGAGGACCTGCCCCAGCTGCGCATCGCCCAGCGCGTGGACTGGTGCTGGACCAACGAGCGCTCGAGCGCTCGCACGCTCCGCGGCGGCTACCTGGCCCATGCCTACGATCCGGCGAAGCACTCACTCACTCCGCCGGATCTAGGCACGCCCGCGCATGACGTCGTCTTTGTTGGAACCGGCTTCGTGGAACGGCTCGAGCTGCTCGGTGCGGTCGACTGGTCGGGCGTCGACCTCGGTCTGTACGGCGAGTGGGGCCTGCTGGGCTCGCGCCACCGGCTGCGCCAGTACGTCCGCGGCCAGGTGATCGACAACGCCGCCGCGATCGCGCTGTACCGCAGGGCCAAAATCGGGCTCAACCTGTTCCGGACCTCGAGCACGTACGGCAAGCAGGTGCGGCACCACACCGGCGCGCTGAGCGCCAATCCGCGCACCTTCGAGCTGGCGGCCTGCGGCCTGTTCCAGCTCAGCCAGCATCGCGCCGAGGTCGAGGCGATCTTCGGTCCCAGCGTCCCTACCTTCAGCACCGCCCAGGAATTGGAGCGCCTCGTCCACCACGCGCTCGAGGACGACGCCGCTCGCGAGTCCTGTGCCGTTCTGGCGCGCGAGCTCGTCGCGCCCCACACCTACGCCGCACGCGCGGCGCAAGCCCTTGCCGACCTCGAGCAGCTCGAGGCGGCCCAGACCAAAGGAGCGTAACGACATGGCCACCAAATATTCCGGCGCGCAGGGGCTGATCTACCTGTCGGCGAGCGGCACCGGGGCACCTGTGCTCGCCGGCGGGTTCCGCGCCTTCACCCTCGACAACTCGCGCGACGACATCGACACGACCGAGTTCGGCGCGAGCAACAAGACTTCCGTGCTGGGCTTCCCGAGCTCACGCGGCACGTTCGAGGGCTTCTGGGCCACGGACGACACCACGCTGCGCGACGCATCGAACAGCCCTGACGGCACGAACATCGCCGTCTACCCGTCCCGCAATGCCATGACCCGCTACTTCGGGGGTCCCGCCTGGGTCGACTACAGCTTGCGCACGGCCGTCGACGCTGCCGTCACCATCACCGGCAACTGGCGCTCCCGCGGCAACATGGTCAACAGTTTATAGCTGAACACGCGGTACTAAATATGACGCCAGGTATTGCGTCTAATCACCGCGCCTATAACTTGCTGACTTACCCCGTATCTGTCAGCCAGTGCTTGCTGCGTAATCCCACCAGCCGCGTACAGAGCGCGGATCTGCAACACGGCCGCGGTGTTGAGTTTCGCTGCGTTCGCGCGTTCGCCGCGCGGTGCTCGTCCCTTGCGAGCCTTGTCGGCGTGGTTCTCGGCGCCGGTGCCGAGCCAGAGATGATCAGGTCGGCAGCAGCCAGGCCGATCACACGTGTGGCAGACGTGCAAACCCTCCGGAATCGGGCCGAAGCTCAATTCCCAGGCGACGCGCGAAGCGATGACCGGCCGCTGGTCGATCTGGAAGTAACCGCGGCCATCAAGTTTGTGTGTAGTGCCCGTCCACATCCAGCAGTCCGGACCGCGCTGCACAAACTTCCAGAATCGCTCGGCGAGCGTAGGGTTCGGTCTTACTTTTCGGGGCGGTTTGGGCTTTGGAGGCTTCGGCGGAATGACCCGCAGGTGGTGGAACCGAATGAACACGCGCCGTCGGCGCTTGTAAACCAACGGCAGCGGCAGCAGCTCGCCGCACCCGCACGCGCACAACCTAGACTCTTCTTGCATCGCGGAACTCCCCGTGGTGCCGCGCCCCCGGCGACCTCTATCGCGCGGGGGTTTCGGTGTTCGCCATGTTAGAGGCGAGTGAGGCGAGGCGAGAAATGGAGCGGACTATTAGTCCCAATAACGGGGCACCGATCAAAGCGTCGATGCCGATCAAAACGGCGACCGTCGCGCTCGACGACATTGGCTACGACGGCTGGCAGGCTGAGCTACGGCTGAACGTCCGCGCGCGGACGTACGACGCCTTCCTGAGCCAGGACCGCGACGAGTTCTGGACCGCGTTCGGCGAGATCGTCATCGGTTGGAATTTTCTTAGTGAGGACGGGCAACCGCTGCCGTTGCCGAAGGATGGACTCGGTCCGCGGGACCTGCCGATCGACATCCTGAACACGCTGGTGCTGCGCTATGTCGAGGCGATGGCCGACTCCGCGGCGATCCCAAAAGCACGCGACGCCGCCTCCGCGACTACCTCTCGGACCAACGGCGT